GTATTGGGTAAGCACCCGTTTGAAGAAGTTGTTGCTATGATTAGTAAGATTAAAGCGCAAGGTGACCCACAAGCAGAAGAACTTGCTAAGTCTGCAGAAGCTGCTGCACCTGTTGCCTAAATAGTAGAACACGGCTGAACCCTCTGCGCAAGTACGGTTCAGTTTTCAGTTTGGCTTCACCTTAGGACCGCTAAGAAACGAAGCGTATAAAGCGGATGCGACGATAGGGCATCGCTGGAACCCGTAACCAGTATGTAGTACTGTTATGCCGAATGGGTAACAGAATTTTATAACTCGCTTAATAGGAGCACACTATGGGAAATTCATTTCCACAACTCGCATTATTTGGACCAGGATTCAAGGACTTCGACAAATTCTTTGTTGGCTTTGAGGAATCCACGGCTCAATTGCAGAAACTACATGATGACCTAACCAAAAATATCCCCAACTATCCACCATATAACATTCGTAAGAATGATGACAACAACTACACCATTGAATTGGCAGTTGCTGGCTTCGGTGAGTCAGAGATTGACATTACCATCGATGGCGGTAAGTTGGTTGTTAAGGGTAATGTTGATTCAGCAACCGATGCTCTTGAAGATAACTTCTTGTTCAAAGGTATTGCTACACGTGCATTTACACGTGCCTTCGCTATTGATGATCACATTGAAGTAAAGAATGCTGAACTCTTTAATGGTATGTTGAAGATTGCTTTGGAACGTATGATTCCTGAAGCATCAAAGCCAAAGAAAGTTCCAGTTAAAACAGCTGGCAAAAAAGAACTTTTAAGAGAAGGCGAATAACATGTCCTTCATTAAAAAGATTATCTTTGCTTGGATCGAGTTTACTCAAGAGACTGTCGCTGCCGTGCGTAAAGCAAAAGCGGAGAGATTCAAATGATTACTCTCATCAAGAAACTTACAGGTGTTTTAAAGCCAGTAACATATGGTTCTCGTTTGGAGAATTATATCCTCAGTAAGAATCCAACAAATCATTCACAGATCGAGCAAGCTGCCCGTGAATTTGAAAGAATGCATTTGATTCGAGGTTTGTAGTAAATTGGGGAGTTTCGGCTCCCCAATATTCATATTACTAAATAGTTGTATGAATAAAAAAGCAAGCGTCTTCCCGAACATGATAACATATGTACCTATCCGTAGAAAGGATTGGATACTAAAGATTTCCATTTTCAAAGACAGTTCCATTATAATTGTTGCACATAATGTGTATAATTTTTCTACAGTGCTTAGGCACTTTGTTGATGCTGATGAAGCAGCTTCTTATATAGATTTTTTAGTTGAACAGGAAGAAATATGAATGTGAGAATTTTGAAGTTGATTAGTGGTGAAGAGTTGATCTGTGATGTTACTATTGATGAGGGTGAGTCTGCTCTTATGTCAATTAAAGAAGTTGCTCAGGTCGCCATGAGATCTAACGAAGAAGGTAAAGTGCAAGTTGGTATGGCTCCTTTTATGCCATACGCTGAAGAGCCAATGACTATTAATGTCAATTCTATTGCTCTTTCAGCAGAACCATCCCGTGAATTGCTAAACGAATACAATAAAATATTCGGCTCAGGTATTCAACTTGCAACTCCAAACGAGATCGCAAGTATCAGATAAAAATTTGCTTTAAATTGTTGCCTCAGGTATAATATTTACTTGGGGCACTTTTCATTGGAGTTTATTATGTTTATGGTAGATGTCGAAACCCTCGACTCTGAATCAACAGCTGTTATTCTTTCAGCTTCAATTATCCACTTTCAAATCGGTGAGCAATACACCTACGAAGAACTTCTCGATAAAGCACTGTTTGTTAAATTCAATGCACGTGAACAAATTGAAACTTACAAAAGATCGACAACTAAGGATACCCTTGAGTGGTGGTCTAAACAACATGAGTATGCTCGCAAGATAAGTTTAGTTCCAACTCCTGAGGATCTCTCAGCGATAGAAGGTATCAATCAAATTAAAGCATACATGGCAAAGTTTCCAGAGAAAGATCAAACCCTTTGGGCACGTGGATCTCTTGATCAAATGTCAATCGACAGCCTGTGTAAGTCTGCTAAACAAGATCTAATCGCACCCTATAATAACTGGCGTGATGTTCGCACTGCTGTTGATCTTTTATGTGAAACTGCAAAGAATGGATATGCTACAGTTGACCATCCGACTTTTCAGAGGCATAATGTAGTTAAGCACCATCCGACGCATGACTGTGCGCTGGATATCATGATGATGCTCTACGGGAAATAATTAATGCAATTTTATACAAGTGTTGTACAGTATGGAAGTAAGATGCTCGTTCGTGGGGTTGACGAGAAGGGCAACGCATTTAAATTTCGTGAGGAATTTAATCCCACACTTTTTGTATCATCTAAAGTGCCAACTGAATACAGAACACTTTCAGGTAAGTACGTATCCGCTCTACAATGCGGATCGATTCGTGATACCCGTGATTACATTGAACGATATAAAGATGTTCAGGGATTTGAAGTTTACGGAAACAATAACTTCATCGCTCAATATATCAGCGACAACTATCCTGGCGAAATTATACACGACACAGACAAAATCAAAATACTATCTCTTGACATTGAAACCAAAACCGAATTGGGTTTTCCTGATATCGTAACAGCAAATGAAGAGATTCTTCTTATCACGGTACAAAATAACTTCACCAAGAAGATAGTGACGTTTGGTACTAAACCATACGACAATAAAAATTCAAATGTAACATACAAAGGATATACCTCTGAGGTAGAGATGCTTCGTGAGTTTATCTATTGGTGGGTTGAGAACTGTCCCGATGTTGTTACAGGTTGGAACATTAACTTCTTTGATATCCCATATCTAATCCGTAGGATTGAGGGTGTTCTTGGTGAGTCATATGCGAAACGTATCTCTCCTTGGGAAATGATCAACGAACGCAAAGTTACCATGCGTGGTAACGAAGAAATCACATACGACATTCAAGGTGTTGCTATGTTAGATTTCCTAGAACTCTACAGAAAATACACATACACAAATCAAGAATCATACAAGTTAGACCACATTGCTTTTGTTGAACTCAATGAGCGCAAGCGTGAGAATCCAGGAACATCCTTTAGAGATTTCTATACAAATTATTGGGATGACTTTGTTGATTACAACATTCATGACGTAGTTCTTGTTGACAAACTCGAAGACAAAATGAAACTGATCGAACTTCAGTTGACTATGGCTTACAATGCCAAGATCAATTATGAAGATGTGTTCTCTCAGGTTCGTATGTGGGATGCGATCATCTACAATCACCTCCGTGATAAAGGTATTGTAATTCCACAGAACACTGGCAATCGTAAAGATGCTCAGTTTGAGGGGGCGTATGTTAAAGATCCATTGATCGGATTACATAAGTGGGTTGCTTCATTTGACTTGAACAGTCTGTATCCTCACTTGATTATGCAATATAACATCTCTCCCGAAACTTTGTTAGAGGGTCGTGAGACTGTCAACGTTGAATACCTATTGAATCAACAGTTTGATAACAGCGAACTGATCGCTCAAAACAAAACTATGACTGCCAATGGTGTTTGTTATTCTCGAGATAAGCAAGGGTTTATGCCTGCTCTTATGGAAGAGATGTACAAAAATCGTTCTAAGTTTAAGAAACAAATGTTGAAACTTCAACAGGAGTATGAGCATGATAAAAGTAACAATGATCTTCGTAAGGAAAACTCCCGTCTAAATAATCTGCAGATGGCAATGAAGATTGCTCTAAACTCAGCTTATGGTGCAATGGGTAATCAATACTTTCGTTACTTTGACTTGCGTATGGCAGAAGGTATTACCACCTCTGGTCAGTTGTCTATTCGTTGGATGGCAAACAAGCTAAATGCATTCCTGAACAAAACTCTACAGACAACAGTAAAGAAAGATTACGTCATCGCAATTGACACTGACTCAATCTATTTGACTCTTGAAACTTTGGTTGAAAAGATGTGTCCTGGCAAAACTGATGATCAGAAAATTGCTTACATGGACAAAGTCTGTGAAGAAATCTTTCAGCCATTCATTGATAAAGGGTATCAAGAACTTGCTGACTATGTAAATGCATATCAACAGAAGATGCAGATGAAGCGAGAAGTCCTTGCCGACAAAGCAATTTGGACTGCTAAGAAACGCTATATCATGAATGTTCACAACTCAGAAGGTGTGCAGTATGCGGAACCTAAGATTAAAGTTATGGGTCTTGAGATGGTCAAGTCCTCTACTCCTCAAGTTATTCGTAACAAACTTAAAGAGTCGATTAAGGTAATTCTTGCAGGAGATCAAAGTGTATTGCACAAATACATTAACGATTTTCGTGTAGAGTTCTGGGGACTACCAGTTGAAGAAATAGCCTTCCCTCGTTCTGTAAATGGACTCAAGGAGTATGGGGCTTCTTCTACAATCTATCGTAAGTCTACACCAATTCATGTTCGTGGCGCATTGTTATTGAACCACCACTTGAAGTTGTTAAACCTTGAGAAGAAGTATCAACCTATTCGTGATGGTGACAAGATTAAATTCGTTTATCTTAAAACACCGAACTCGATTCAAGAGGATATCATTTCTTTTGTGAACGAACTTCCAAAGGAATTGAATATTCACAAGTATGTTGATTATGATAAACAGTTTCAAAAGGTATTTCTTGATGCGTTGCAAATTGTAATTGAACCTCTCGGTTGGAAAGTTGAAGAGCAAAGTTCGTTGGAGGATTTCTTTGGATAATATTCGCATAGTTAAAACGGGTATCAATGTAACAAAGATACTGAAGCAACTTAACGATCACCCAGAAGATTGGGGAGCACAACGAAATGTAGAAGGTGCTCTTTCAATGTTAGATCATGGGTTTCCTGAAGTTGAGGCAGGAGTTTTACAGTTGGTAGTGGGTGGTGTTGAAAACCTTTCTCAGTATGTCGGTGACACTGAGATCTGTATTCCGACACCTGCCTGTAAAAACCATACTGAAATTATAGGTTTCTTGAAAAGAAACTTTAAGAGGTTTAGTCGTTGTGGATTCTTATCGTTGCCAGTTGGTGGCTCTGTTGGAAAACACATTGACGTCGGAAGTTATTATTTGACACGGGATCGTTACCATTTGGCTATACAGGGAACGTATAGATATACAGTGGGAAATGAAACAGTTCTAGTTAAGCCAGGAACACTTCTTTGGTTTAACAATAAACTGGAACATGGTGCTGAAAACGCTGGAGATTGCATTCGTGTAACCTTTGTGTTTGATGTTCCCCATAGCAAAAATAATCCGTAACATATACAAAATTAATTGGAGAACATATGAGCATATTAGATAAAATTCGCAAGAATAGTACGATCAAAGAATCAGCTATTCTGTCACAATCAAAATTCTTCACCAAGAAGGATATGATTCCAACAACAGTTCCCGTTATTAACGTGGCACTCTCTGGTCGTCTAGATGGAGGTCTTACGCCAGGAGTAACAATGTGGGCTGGTCCATCGAAGCACTTTAAAACTGCCTTCAGTTTATTGATGGCAAAATCTTACATGGACAAATATGAAGACGCTGCTCTTTTATTTTATGACTCTGAGTTTGGTACTCCTCAGTCTTACTTTGATAGCTTTGGTATCGACACCAATCGAGTTATTCATACCCCTCTAACCAACGTTGAGGAATTGAAGTTCGACATTATGCAACAGCTTCAAGGTGTTGAGCGTGGCGATCATCTTATCATTGTTATTGATTCTATCGGCAACTTGGCGTCAAAGAAAGAAGTTGAAGATGCGCTTGATGGTAAGTCTGTCGGTGATATGACTCGTGCTAAACAGATGAAGTCTTTGTTCCGTATGATCACACCACACTTAAATCTAAAAGACATTCCTTTGGTTGTTGTAAATCATACCTACATGGAAATTGGTATGTTCCCAAAGGCAATCGTTGGTGGTGGAACTGGTTCTTATTACTCAGCTGATAACATCTTTATTCTTGGTCGTCAACAAGAGAAAGAAGGTACTGAAGTTATCGGTTACAACTTTATCATTAACGTGGAGAAATCTCGTTATGTTAAAGAGAAATCAAAAATTCCTGTTAGTGTTAGTTTTGATGGTGGTATCAGTCGCTGGTCAGGTTTACTTGATATTGCACTTGAGAGTGGCCATGTCATTAAGCCATCTAATGGATGGTACAGTAAAGTAGATTTGGAAACTGGTGAAGTAGAAGCCAAGAAGTATCGTATTAAAGATACAGATACTAAAGACTTCTGGTTACCAATCCTTATGCAAAAGTCATTCAGTGAGTTTGTTAAAAACAAATATCAAATAGCAACAACCGATATTCTCAACATGAAAGATGAGGATATTGATCAACAACTTGCAACTATTGATGAAGAAGAATGAACATAAGACCACACAAAACCTTAGAACGCAATGGACAAATTGCCCTTCAGTTGACAGAGGGGCAGTTTTCAGGTATAATATTTTCATATGGTAGAGTTTCTTTTAATGAAAGTAAAGAAACTGACAACCTAACAGTTGCATTTGATTACTTCTTGCATGATGATGCAGGATATACTATTGATGATGCTGAATTGAAAGAATACCTTGGCGACTTCCTAATGGAATTAGTTGTATTTGGTATTGAGCAAAATAACATAACTTACACAGGCGGGATTGATGAGAATAGAGAAGTCGATATTATCGAATCTGATTCACAATGAAGAATATTGCCGCAAGGTTGTTCCTTTTTTAAAGAAAGACTATTTTGCTGATCGTCGGGAAGCTATATTGGCTTCCCAACTCATTGAGTTTTTCAATGCATACAATAAACCTGCCTCGGCAGAAATTCTTGCCATTGAGATTGGAAACCGAAAGGATCTAAGCGATAAAGAAATTCCTGAGTTTGAAACTTACATTAATGAATTGACAAGTAAAGAAACCAATGTAGAATGGTTACTTGGTCAGACTGAGAAGTTCTGTAAAGAACGTGCTGTGTATAATTCTATTCTTGCTTCAATCAAAATTATTGAAGGTAAAGATCTGGTACATTCTAAAGACGCTATTCCTAGTTTATTATCTGAAGCCTTGGCTGTATCATTTGATAACAATATCGGTCATGACTATCTACAGGACTTTAACGATCGCTATGACTTCTATCATAGGGTTGAGGAAAAGATAGCATTTGATCTAGATCTATTCAACAAGATCACTAAGGGTGGTCTATCAAAGAAAACATTGAATGTTGTTCTTGCTGGCACAGGTGTTGGTAAGTCTTTGTTTATGTGTCACGTTGCTGCTGCCGCATTACTGGAAAGTAAAAATGTTCTATATATTACTATGGAAATGGCAGAGGAAAGAATCGCAGAACGTATCGATGCCAACTTAATGAACATCAGTATGGATGAGTTGCGTGTTCTTGACAAACAACTTTATGAGAGTCGTGTTTCTAAGATTACAAAAAAAACACAAGGTAAGTTGATCATTAAAGAGTACCCAACGGCAGGTGCTCATGCTGGTCACTTCCGTTCTTTACTTGAAGAGTTGAAAATTAAACGTGACTTCGCTCCTGACCTTGTGGTTATTGATTACCTAAACATATGTTCCTCTTCGAGAATGAAACAGGGTGCCAATGTAAATTCGTATACCTATATCAAATCTATCGCAGAAGAACTTCGTGGTTTGGCAGTGGAGTATGCAGTTCCAATCTTAAGCGCAACCCAAACGACTCGTTCTGGTTTTTCAAATACTGATGTTGAGTTGACCGATACTTCTGAATCATTTGGTTTGCCTGCAACGGTGGACTTTATGTTTGCATTGATATCCTCTGAGGAATTAGAAGGGCTTGGGCAGTTGATGGTGAAGCAATTAAAGAATCGTTATGGTGATCCAAGTTATTACAAGAAGTTTGTAATTGGGGTTGACAGATCGAAGATGAAGTTGTATAATGTAGAAGCATCCGCTCAGAGTAATATATCTGAATCTGGTCAAGATGATAAACCGATGTTCGATAAAACGGATTTCGGTAAACGTATTAAGCCTGATGATTTTGAAGGCTTTAAGTTTTAGGAGAAAAATATGGTTAAGGTAATTGTTGCTGAGAGAAAATATGACTGCCAAGAATTGCTTGGTAAGTTTGTTGATGAGTCGCACTACGATTTTTTGATTGAAGAAGATTGTGATGTTTATGCTCCTGTTGGATGCGACCTAGCAACTCAAGTTAACTGCGATGTACCACGCAATTGCTCAGAATGTCCAAGTGGAACAGATGAGAAAAGAATTATTTTGAAGTTCCGCAAGAACTTCTTCACAAAAGAAGAACAGGAACAAGCCTACCTTGGTTTGCGTGAAGCAGCTGTCGAATCTCAAAACCGTGGACTGGCAGCTGGACCACGTGCTGAGAAATTGGGTAATCGTGAATGGGTAACTGAGTATGAGTTTGAGATTCTTGACTGTTTCATTAAACCGAGCGAGAACTTGTTCGGTGATGATCCAATCGAAGCAATCAGAACCAAGTACAAAGGTAAATCACCAGTCGTTTCTAATCGCTCACGTGTTTGGTTAATTGATCAGGTTAAGAAATACAACTTTGTATTTGAAGATTGGATTAATAAAACTAAAACACTATCTCAAGATGCTGCTAAAGAAGAAGCCCAAGAAGTTTTGGATAGTATGATCAGTGCCACGACATATGCCAATGCAGTTAACTCTGGTATAGCAGGTTGGTTCGATCGTTATCCTAGAATCCCCTTTGGTCGTGCCACTTCATATACCCGTGATAAGTTTGATAAATTTAAAATGTCATACCCATTTCTACAATCACTGTCACGTGGTTTCAAAGAATTGATGCCGTGGCGTTACAATAATCAAATGGAAGCTGCAAAGAAAGTTGATTCAGCATTCTTGGTTCCAGGCACTCCCTTCACAACTGTCACTGTCAATAAGACTTTCCGTACAGCTGCTCACTATGACGCTGGTGATTTGAATACTGGGTTGAGTAATCTTTTGGTTCTTTCTAATAATGGTAAGTATACTGGAGGCTATCTTGTAGCACCTGAGTATCGTGTGGCAGTAAATCCTCGTCCAGGCGATTTGCTTCTGATTAACAACCATGAAGTTATGCATGGTAATACACCTATTGTGTGTGAAGAAGGTTCAGAGCGTATCTCATTGGTTGTATACTTCCGTGAAAAAATGATGGATCTTGGAAGTAAAGAGTATGAAGACTGCCGTGAACAATATGTTGAGTCACGTCGCACCAACAAAGAACATCCTGGACATATTAATCGTTCTCTGTGGAATGGTATTAGTCCATCAATGTGGGATGATCAAGAGTGGTATACATACCTCGAAAAGAACCTTGGTAGCGACTCTTTGATTAAGTATCATCCAAAATCACAGAAGCCTACACTTGAAGGATTCTTTTAATGAATCTGTACACATATGATTTAGACTCATCTAAGTATACTGATTGGAGATTACCTGAGAACCGCCTAGAAGCCTTCAGGCGAGTTGCTTTCACTAGAATGGCAGAGGGTGATTTAGACCATTGGCATTCTGGCCATGTTATATCTTCTGAAATGAATTTGACGAAAGAGCAAAAAGCAGTATATGCATTGGTATTTGGACAATCATATAGAAATCACTGGGCTATGATTGTATTACAGCAGTTTCCTGATATTTTAAATACAGACGCTCGTCATATTAAAGAATGGCATGATAAGATTTGGCCAAAAGCCCACTTTGCTAAAGATACCAAATGGGGCTTGCGTAAATTCCCACAATATATTGAGTCAATAAGACAACGTGTAAATGGAAGTGCTTATGATTATCTTGAACAAAAATCTACGGTTGGTACTACAAAAGAAAATTTCTATTCATTGAATTCTGCAATTAGAGAGTTCTATGGTATTGGAAGAATGACTGCATGGCTTACTCAACAAACCATTTATGAGTTCTTCAATTTCGATATTGACCACTGGGATTTACAGTTATATGATGACACTTGGTCTCAATATGATTCTTTGTGTTATCTTTTCAATAGAGAAGATATATCAACAAAACGAGATCTTGGTAGAGTTAGACCAAATCCCGAAGAAGTAAAATTGATGGAAGTTAATTTTCAAAAATTAATGGAATATTGTAATACGAATAGCCCTCTTCACCTAGATGTTTATAATATGGAATCATGCCTATGTGAATTTAGAAAAACATGTGGGTCAAGTGGAAGAAAGCCGAAAGAATTTACAGGATGGACTACAGTTGAATTGAGCGATGAGTATTATAAAATATCATCTAAATGGCCAGAAGTTGATTGGAGACCTTATGTTGCTGGTTTAATGACAAAGGGTAGAAATCTAAGTGACTTCTCTATGAATCCAGAATATTTTAGAGTCATGGTAGATTATGGTTTGAATCTAAATACGCATTATTATTTTAAAGATGAGCCTAACGCTCATATGTTGCTTGACTTGAAAAAGGTTCAATCACAAGGTATAATGGCAACATATAGTGATTGGAATACTAAATTTACAGAGTCAGAAAGAACTATTCTTGTAGAAAAGTATGATCCAATTAAATACAACAGGATTAAGCCAAAAACTCATTCATCATGGGCTGATACTAATCTAATTTTACAAAACCCATTGTTAAATCAGAATCCAGCTTTACTATAAGTAAATGATCAAGTATAATATAGTTATAGGCAGCTACCTCTATCCGAGCCAAAGTTCTGCCATGGTCTATTTAAAACCTAAAACAACTGAAATGAAAAGGAATGTATGAAAAAGATTAAAGTTGCAATTGTTGGCGTGGGTTCTTGCGCCAAGTCCCTTGTAGAAGGTGTTCAGTATTACATTGAAAATCCAACAGATGAAATCGGATTAACATATCCTGATATCGGGGGTTACACTGTTAAGCATATTGAATTCGTTTGCGGATTTGATGTAGACATTCGAAAAGTCAATAAACCTCTACAGGAAGCACTTCGGGCAAGACCTAATTGTTCAATGAACCATGTTGATGAGATTAGTAATGCTTGTATTTCTGAAGGTGCTGTGGTTTATTCTGGTCCAGAATTAGATGGCATTGCTCCACATATGTTAGAATATCCAGAGGAAATTTCTTTTAGAACTGGTGCTATCCCTGCAGAATCCTTTGAACGTGTAGTTGAATTAATGAAGTATCATAAGGTAGACGTTGTAATTAATTATCTGCCAGTGGGTTCTCATGTTGCATCTAAGTTTTATATTGATGCAGCCATCGCTGCTAAGTGTCACTTTGTTAATTGTATTCCAACTTTCATCTCTACTGATGAAACCCAACAAATTGAACAAAGATTTATTGATGCTGGACTAACGATTGTTGGTTCAGATATGCGTTCCGGTTTCGGTGCATCAAGATTATCTGAAATCCTGCAGGGTGCTCTGATTGATTCTGGGTTATTAGTTACCCAACATATTCAAATGAACATGGCAGCTGGATCAACTCAAGGTCAAGAAAACATCAGAACTGGTAGAAGTGCCAATACTGATTTCTTAAACATGGCTAAAGAGTATCGGTTAGAATCTAAGCATATCTCAAAAGAAAACGTAATCAAGGGTCAGAACAGTGTGCGTGATACCTCTATTGATGGTATGACACTTTATGCTGGTCCAAGTTTAACTGTCCTTCAGAAACCTGGAGGAACCTATGTTAATTCTGATAATAAGATTGCGAATTTAGATATTGTTGCCTATGGTTTCGGCGGTGCACGTTATGAATTATCGGCACGTTTATCAGTACAAGACTCTCCTAATTCAGGATCTGTTGTAATCTCAGCTCTCAGATTCTGTAAAGTTGCTTCCGAGCTTGGTGTTGTTGGATTCCTTCGTGGTGCTTCTCATATTACTCAAAAGACTCCACCTTTGCAAATGAAAATGCAAGATGCTAAGTTTGAATGTGATGCGTTGGCTCGTAGAATTCTAACGCCATTAACAGAGGCTCAATTAAAAGATAATCGTCCTGTTGCGAAAAATCTCCCATATACCTTTCAGAAATCAGTAAGTGATTATAAATGAACTCCTTTGACATCGACGGAGTTATATACATAAACAAAGATTTGATTGGGGTCTTTCCTGGAGTTAATGATGTTATAATTACAGGAAGATCTTATGAAGAAAGACCTGAAACTATTTCTATGCTTCTAGCTAGAGGCATAGAAAATGAGATTTTTTTCAACCCTTTAAAGTTTGATCAGAAAACCCGTGAGTCTTCTGGTGTTCATAAAGCAAATACCCTTAATTTCTTAAAGTCTCGTGGATATGATCTTCGTATTCATTTTGAAGATGATGAAATTCAAATAGAACAAATTAAAATTATATGTCCTTGGATCAACGTTGTACATATTGTGCATAATTTAACTAACAAAGAAAATGTTAGGCATATTGAGGGAAATGTATGAAGAAGTTAATTGCTGTTGGTGGTCAACCAGGAACAGGTAAAACAACTTTGTTTCGTGCTTTTATTGACAATTACGAATGGAGAAAATGTGAGCCGAGAAAATTAGTCAATGCTTTATATTGTGAGGATATTAATACCTATATTCTTGGTAAATATGAAGATGGTGAAACCTTCGCTGGAACTGATCGTTTAAGTATGGCAGTTCAACCAGCTGCTCAGGAGTTTATTAAAGAAACCAAAGCGCATGTTCTTTTTGAGGGTGATCGTATCTTTAATCAATCTTTCTTGGAATTTGCACTTACACTACCAGACGTGGATCTTCAGATAGTCTATTTGAAAGTTCCAAATGAAATGTTAAAAGAAAGGTATCTAGAAAGAGGATCCGAGCAATCTGAGACTTTTCTAAAAGGTAGAGCCACTAAATATAACAATATATTGTCGAATTTTGAATTGATGACACATATTACTGAGTTTGCAAACACTAACTTAGGGGAGCAGGGAAAAGTTCTTGCTTTTTTGGAGAATAAATTAACAAAATAGCAGGTCTTTTTGGATGTAATGAAATTCCTAAAAAACTACAATTCAGACTGGATGGAACTGCTCAATTTTTATGAGCGTCCATTCAGAGCCAAGTTCATTCCTTCTAAAATATGGAATGATCTTGACCTCTACAAAAACGATATAGCTGGCTTACGACTTTATGCTCGTAAGTGGCGTACAAAAATCCTCGAAAAGAAACCTAAAAAAGCTGATAAAGAATTCCTACCAATAGGTGGTGAATTCAACATCGATGATAATCAAGTTGAGATACATCTATGGTCTCATGGGTTTGATACCTTCCAGTTCTCCGACAGATCTTGGGATAGAACCAAGTACAAGTTTATTCAAGTGATGATGCACGAGCTGATTCACTTTAAGCAGTACTATGGTAAGAGCGAGTTCTATCGTCCAGGAACTGCTGCATACAAAAAGACTGGGGTTAAACGTATTGACGAGAATCGTGAATACTACTCTAGCAAAGATGAGATCGAGGCTTATGCCCATTGCATCTTTCTAGACTTTAAATGTTTCAGATCAACAATTCCAGTCAAAACATTGATCCATCGCTCTCTGACGCATAAAGACTCAGCGACTTTAACAGGTATCCATAAGGTATTCTCCAAAGATATCAGAAACAATGATGCATTTTTCTTACTGGCAAAGAAGATTTTACAGTGGCAAAACAAATATAGCAGATCAATGTAACCTAAATATAAGGCGAAAACTATATCAAGGATTTATAAATGAGTGCTGCATCAGACAAGTATGAAAAAGACGTTGCCGATAACGTCAACAAAATCCCAGGGATCACTGCGACCAGACCAGTAGGAAATACAAAATTTTCTGATGTGAAAATGGAGAAAGGTGGTGAAAAAACATGGATGGAAGTGAAGATGAATCATACTGATAATCTTTCTAATCCACGTGTGTTTTACAAAAATGGTAAATGGCAGACTACATATAAAACTCCATCTGGAGATGTAAATCCAGCTGCACAATATGCTATTGATGTTTTAAATGAATCACCAATGGCAAAGAAATTCATTAAAGATATTTCTGAAATGACTGGAATACCACTCAAAATTATTAAAATTCCAACCACTCCTGGTGGATTAAAAGAAGAAGGTGCTGTTCCTCTAGCAATGCTACTAAAATATTTTAATACACCAGGAATGAATAGATATATTGCTATTAAAGAAAATGTTAATCTTGGTGAAATTGTAACAGAACATTACACTAAAGGTAAAGCAGAACCTGCGTATTATATGCAGGATGGTGACGATTTCTATAGAATA